GGATACATTCCAACCAAAAATTGGATTCAAGACAAGATATGGTATTGTCGAGAACCCATTCTCACAAGGTGATGTTACTTCTCAAGGATTGGGTGTCCTTGCACGTAACAAGAACCGTTACTACAGAAGAGTTGCAGTTGCAAACCTTATGTAATAAATATCTCGTTCGAGATACTAGAGACTCCTTCGGGAGTCTCTTTTTTTATGGTTTACCGTATACCTTGACAAATTATCAAAAATTAAGTATGCTATATAATATCGCACGTCTATTTGTAGAAGCCTAGCGTTTTACGGTAGAGATATTAAAATTAAGAATATGCAAGAAACGAAAGTTTACAAGGAATTTCGTGATGAAGTTACCCAAGTAGTTAAAGATCCCTCACTTTTTTTAAGTGAAAAAATTAAAATACTTCAGAAACAAATGAGTATTGGTAAATCTTTCTTTATGGGTGAAGAATTACCTCACATTATTAAAAAAGAATTTGATGACTTAAGATTTATTATAAGAATTGCACCAACTTGTGAAACTGCAGATGATGATTTTATTCACTGTATTAATTACGATGGTTATAAGTATAAAGATTTAAGAAATATTAAAAGTGGATTAGATGATTTTTTAGATGATTTTCTAAGCACTCCAAACATATATGTATTTTCAATAACTCATGTGAGATTTTCAAATGAGTTTGAAACCTTTCTGAAATATGCTGATAAATCAGTATTGTTTATTGAAGAAGCACACCAGTTTTTAGCAGTTGGTGATGATGGTAGTAAAAAATATGGATGGGGAACTGGATATCCCTCTCCATTTAATGCTGCTGTTGCAAAAAGAATTAAACAGTGGATTAAAGTAAATCCTAGAGTATTAGCGTTTACCGCAACTCCAACTATTCATCATAAAGCAGATTTGCCAGGTTATGGGTATGATATTGAAGGTACAAATGAAAAGTTATCTGATTGTTTTACTACTTGCAATAAACTTGCACCCTTAGAAGATTTAATAGAAACTCAATCATGGGTGAACAAAACCATCGCATATGATTATCAAGAAAGAGATAGTCAAAAATCAGTAAGAGATTCAGTTTATAATGCAATTGATAGTTTATTTGAGAGAGAGAAAAAATTAGAAATATTAAAGAAGAAAGATGGTAATATTCATACTAAATTAACTGGTCTATTTAATTCTGGGTATAGAGCAGGGGTATGGGGATGTCCTATGCATAAGAATGATCAACATAATGAAGGAATGGTTGAAATTATTGCAAATTATCTTCTTTCTAAAGGTTATGATGAAGATATGCGGATGATCGCTACTCTTCAGGAAGATGGTGGATCTGATGCAGGTAATCGTATATGGGATTTAACGGGAGATAAAAGAAATTGTCAAAAATTTAAATCATTTGATGAAATTAAGGAAATAATGCTTGATCCTGATGATCCTCTAAGATATTTGATAGTGTTAAATCGTGCCAAATCTGGTGTTAGTATTAATAATCTAGGTGCGATGGTTGTTGGTGTTGTTCGTGATCCTAAGTATACTAGAACACACATACCGATACAAGTTTTTGGTAGATTATTAAGACTTAATCCTGGCACTGGTTCTTTAATTACAAAAAAATATTATAACAATCTCACGGAATATATTACTGGTTATCCGATTGATTTTAATGTAGATGTAGAAACTATGGTGGAAACTATAAAAATTTCTAATCATTTTGATATATGGTATCCAATAGATACTCATCGTAGAGCATTAGACGTATGGGGAGATGCAGTAAGAGAGTTAAGGGAATCTTATTGTAATTCAGTTAGAACAGGACATGAATGGTTACATAAAATGACCTGCACTATGCCAGATGTTAATCCTACAATTGTTCCATTTAATACTGATGATGACTTATTATGCCCTCATTGTGGAAAATCAATTTTTAATTACATAGGAGAAAAAGTTGGTGATGGAACTATCATGCCTTTCTTTGAAGATGTTAAGATTCCCTAACAAATAAATATTTACTCAGTTCGGAGTAGGTAATGATACGCATAGACTGGGAGTATCCTGAAGTCCCAGAATACGATCCTGATATTCACAACCCAGAAAAAGTGTTCGCTTTTATGTGCTATAGAGGTGTTCACTATGCAAAATGGGTATATCTGAATATTTTTATAGAGGGTTCCTCTTGGAATCTAAATAATCCAAGAAAAGATGATAAGAGATTTAGTTAAATCTGACGACAGTATTTTACACCGCAAAATTAAATCTTGCGGTGTTAACTGTGATCGCCATTTTGTAGCAAAGACATTAATTGAAAATATGCTGCATTATGAGGGATGTGGTCTCTCAGCAAATCAAATTGGAATGGATACAAGAGCATTTGCAATGATAAGGGATATAGAGTATAATGATGTTATCGTATGTTTTAATCCAGTAATATTAGAAACTCATGGTAAACTTATTAGTTGTGAAGAGGGGTGTTTATCTTTTCCAGATCAATTTATAAATGTCAATAGACAAGATATAGTAGATGTAAAGTATGAAGATGAAGAAGGAAAAGAACATAAGATAACCTTACAGGGACTTCCTTCTAGAATTTTTCAACACGAACTTGATCATTTAAATGGAATTGATTTTACTCAAAGATAATAAATAGTTAAAAAATTTATAATGGCTAACTCAGCATTCGCAAAGCAAATAGATAATCGCAATTTCCTCTCTGGTGTTGGGTTTAAGTTTAATTTGACTAAGTTTCCAAAGGTTGACTTTTTCTCAAATTCTGCTAGAATACCAGAGTTGAACCTTGAACTTACACAACAGGCATCTTACTTGAAAAATATTGATGTGCCTGGTGAGAGATTAACATATGGTGATCTGTCACTTCGTTTTTTAGTTGATGAGAATATGGAAAATTATATCTCAGTATATAATTGGTTAAAGGGTTTAGGATTTCCAGAATCTACTAAAGAATTTGCAGACCTCAATAGAGATAAAGAGGGTTTAAGAGATCCAAAACAAGCATTTTGTGATGGAACTCTTAGCATATTAAATAGTAACTATCGAGAAGTTGCAAAAGTTAAATTTAAAGATTTGTTTCCTGTATCATTATCATCATTAGAGTTTGATGCTACAAATACCGATTTACAATTTTTTCAAGCAGAGGCAACATTTAAATATACAATTTATAATTTATCAGCAAGTAATTAATGGATCTTGAAAAAATTCAGGAGATGTGGGAAAAAGATTCTCGTATCGATCCTGATAATTTACATGATGAATCACTTAAAATACCTCAACTTCACTCAAAGTATTACACACTCTACAATACAATCACTTTGATGAGGGAGAAGGCAAGAGAACAGTATAGTAAAGTTAGATTAGAAAGATATAATTATTACACTGGTAAAGCAACAGCAGAAGTATATGCAGAAGAACCATTTCCATATAAAGTTCGTGAGAAGGATGCAATCCAAAGACATTTAGAAGCAGATGATAAGATGAACAAGATTGATATGAAAATTAAATATTATGATGTAATGCTTAAATTTTTAGAAGAAATTATAAGAACAGTATCAAATCGAACTTACCAAATTAAAAATGCGATTGAATGGAATAAATTTCAAGCAGGGTTTGGATAATATAAATACCTGAGTAGAATTAATAATACCATGAAACCTACACCAAGAGAAGCAAAACTAATTCACGAGAAGTATGATAAGGTCGTGAAGCATTTAATTGATGAAAAGTATGCTGTTGATAAAGATGCAGCAGATAAGATTATTTCAGGTATGAGTCAAGACTGGTACGATACTATAGGAGATTAATGAAAACATTTAAGCAATTTAACGAAGGATTAGGAAGTATGGCAGTTAAAACTGCTGCTGTAATTGCTGGTGGTGTTCTTGCTAAAAAGGGTCTTGATAAAGCAAAAAAAGGATTTGATAATTTTCTAAACAAACAAAGAGATAAAGGTATCGGTGGAAATACAAGACCAGGTGCTGATAAAATTTATTATGGTAAGTAATTATGAAACATATTATCAATCGTGCTGACATTATTGGTGGTCTAAAGTCAGTAGAACTTGCAAAGAAAAATCCTCAGTATTATCAACCTGGTGTGGGTGTAACAAAGGATTTTAAGTTAAAAAAGTAAGATGAAAACATTTCAACAGTTTATGGAGGATCAATCTAAGAATCCCTTCATAGATCAAAAAACTGGAAGACAAAATGTTGGTCCATATGATTATGGTCACAATCCACCAATCCATAAACTTAAAAGTGGAAACAAATATACTAATGACATCTTAGATAGAAAGGGTACTAAAGAATTAGATAATTACTATCAAGAACCAGAGGTTAAAAAATTTTTTAAAGATAACGATAACAAGATAAAATCAAGATCTGAAGGTCCTGGTGGTTTAAGTAATTTTAAATATTTTAGTAATCCATACGTAAAGTAGGTTTATAAAACACAACTAAATAATTCTATATGATATAGGATTATGCCAAATTTGATTATATCAAAGAAGAATGAAGTTCATCTTCATATTGAATCTGATATACATGTATATTATGAGTTAGCAGACTACTTCACCTTTGATGTACCTGGTGCGAAGTTTATGCCAACGTATAAAAATAAGTATTGGGATGGAAAGATAAGATTATTTAATATTCAGAATGGACAGATATATGTTGGGTTGTTAGATAAAATAATACAGTTTTGTAAAGATCACGAATATACATACGAATTTAAAGAAAGTAAATATTATGGTTTACCTTTTGAGGTAAATCCTACAATTTCAAAAGAAGGTGTTAAAGATTATGTAACATCAATATCGAAGTATAAACCTAGAGATTATCAGGTTGATGGAATATATGATGCCTTAAAATATAATCGTAAACTATTGATATCTC